CGTTGGCAAAGTTGTCCATGTACAGACTCTCGCCTCTTGTCCAAAACTGGTCGCGGCGGTCGTAGTCCCGCAGATCCAATCCGAACTCGCGCTTGTACCAGTCGCGGCACAGGCTGTAGCAATCCACGATGCCGAAGACAAACTCGCGCCCCACGTAGGGCAGTTCAAAGCCTCCCGGCTCGCAGTAGCCCCATTGCTCGGTCTGCGGATTGATGACGTGCCAAGGCAAGCCGGATTTTTCGCAAGCAACGCGATCAGCTTGCGACGGGGCGTGGTTCGTTTTGGGATGGCTGTGGACGACTGCCACGATCTCGCCCAGCTCCTCGATTTCGACATACTGCGCCGCGTCAAGGACAAAGTGCTCGCTGGGGGTATCTGCCAAATTGCGGCAGGGGAAATACCGCTTACGACCTTTGACGACCGCAACCAAACCGCATGATTCCTTAGGAAATTCGGCTTGTGCGTGCTCCAGTGCTTTTGCCTTAAGGCTGTCCGATAACTTCATGAGACAAGACCGGCGGACGGGAAGCTGCCAAAGGGTAATTCCGCTGTCTCCCCGAATCGCAACTTGCACGAACTGAGCCGCTTGCCGCAACGGTCTTCGACCAACACGCCGACAGTGTTGTCGTTGACGTCAAAGTAGTTGCTGCCTGTGTAGCCGCACTCACCGCTTCGGTATTGCCACTGGCAAATATTGGCAATGATCTGCCGACGAGGAATTTTGATGCCCGCCAAATCAAACTTGCTTGCCAATTCAAAGCTAACGACATCGCGGCTTTCGCTTGCTTTGCGATCGATAAACCAGATCTCATCAGGGAACTTGGCATACGGATCGGCGCCAGTTTCACCGTCTAAGTACTTTTTCAGCGTGCGGATACGTGTGACCTTGGCACCGCCCAGATCGTTGCCTGCAGTGGTTGCGTTCACCAGCAGCAGCAACGTTGTGATGGTGCCGCCTAGGTTGGCAATAGTCAGCGTCGGGCGCGGCAGCGTCCCAGTGTTGCTGTAGTCAAAGCCTTCCGCCTTGATCGGCAGCCGCGTGTATGCATTGCCGTTCCAAATGATGTTGCCCGTGACGTTGGCATTGGCGCCATTGTGGAAGCGGTACACGTCACTGCTGCCGTGCAACGTTGCATCAAGCTGCAGCTCAAACAGTTCGATGATGGCGCTCGGTGCCAGCGCGGCTAGTTCTTCGTAGACGCTGCTAATCGCAACCCAAGTGACCGTGCCATCGACAATCGTGCTGCCAATATCCGTTGGCCACGTAGGTTGAGTAGCGCCGCTAGTGCCAGCAACTTGGCACTGGAACACCAAGCCAGAAGCCTGCAGCGTGGTGGCGCGAACGATGTTGCCAACGCTGTAGCTATTAGTAGCAGCCCAAGATGCGTATGCCATCAGGGTTCAAATACTTCGCGGAACGTCGCCGTAATTGTTGCCCGACCGTTATATGTAATCGTTTTGTCCCACTGCGGGCAGACCCATTTATAAGTCACTGCCTCATCAGGAGGCGCCCACTCAAACGCGGCATTGTCGTCTGCACGCGCATCTAGAAACGTTTCAATGGTGTCACTGTTGGCTTCAGTGATGTTCTGCCATGTCAGTGTCCATACCTTTGGATTTTGGTTTAGCCCGTAGGTTAGACGCTGCTCATAGCCATCACCGAACTGAACCGTGCGGACAATCGGTTGGTTGGCCTTAGAAGCGCCGTAGGTTGGGTTGATAGCAGGAAAGGTAGCCATTAAGAGAGCAAGCCTCCTGGGCGCTTCTGTTTAATCAATTCTTGCTGTACCGCAAGACCAATCACCTTGCCGAGCTGGCTTGCCTGTCCAGGATCGCCCTGCACGCTACTACCGCCGGCGTCTACGTTCACCACCACGTTACCCATGCCACCAAAGCTGCCAGCAGGTGCGATACCACCGCTACGCCCAGGCATGAACAGTTCAGGACCACGCTCACCGACGAGGTAACCCTGACCAGCGGTAACGCTGCCGCCGCCAGCACGCTTAAACAAACCGCCAAGCAAACCGCCACCCGTGCCCGTGCCAGACATTGCACCGAACAAGGCAAGGTTGACAGCTACATCCAGCAGCTTGTTGGCAATGTTATTCAGCAAGTTGGTAGCAACCTCTTGCAGGCTCTTCGTGCCATCAATGGCGCCTTGGATAGCGCCAACAACACCGTCCTTAATGGACATACCAATGTCGGCATAAAGCTGTTTAAGTTGAGTGGCAGCATCAATCTGTTGCTTGAGGGCGTTGTTGCGCTCTAAAAGTGCTTTGACTTGCCCTTCGTCCAATCCTTTTGTATCTTTCGTTATTTGCGCAATCTGTTGCCTAAGCAAAACCTCTGCCTCATTGCCATTTATTTTTGCTTGCAGCAATTCGTTCTCTTCTTCTATAGTTTTGATTCTTTCAATGCCTGTCTCACGTTGCTGCAAGTCGAGCATCGCAAGTTCTTGTGCTGTTTGAATTTGGCTTTGAGCCAGTTGTTCACCAATTTTGGCAATACCAAGCTGTTTCTCTTGTAGGGGTACAGAGCTTTGCTCAATAGCAAGGGCTTGATACAGAAGTTCAGTTTCTCGACCAATACCCTGCAGGCGAATCTCATCCTCTTTGTTTTTAGCCGAAGCAGCTTGACCTAGCAGACCCTGCAGTTGTGTTTGCTGCTGCAATAAACGAAGCTCACGAGTAAGCTCAGGCACTTGACTCTCGCGTGGCTTTTTATTCTTTTGCTTGGTCAGTGGATCTATGCCAACTCCTGAAGAGTCATCAAGATTCGATTGAGTTGTTGCCTCAGGTTTGAAATTACTAGGATTAAGACCTAATACTCCTCTTGCAAATTGTTGCTCTTCAGATATTCTTGTTTGCTCTGCTGCCATAAACGGCGACATCGCAGTCAGAGCCAAGGGTCCAACTACGGGTATTTGAAACAATGGACTTGATTTCGCCAATTTTTTTTGTCGCTCCTCTTCTTTTTTTTGCAGTGCCAACAAAGCTTTTCGCTGCCCCGCTTGTGCGCTGACAACTGTCTCACGAGTAGCGCCTTTGAATGCTGCTGCAGCACCTCCTGCTGCTCTGCGTTTCTGCAATTCTTCAATACTTTTTGCTTCCCCAACAACGTTGCTTACATAGTTGATACCAGTGGTGACAATCCCAATGAGCGACAAAGCTCTTAGGCTTGCAGCTAAAGTATTAACTAACGGCGCTGCTATTGCCGCAACACGTCCAGTTCCTGTAATACCTCCTTGAAGTAAAACCAATTTTGCGTTTCCCGTAAGTGCTGCTGCACCAGCCATTGCTGTCTGGGCAGTCAGCAAAGCCATTGCACCCTTAAACAAAGCGGCTGCGCCAACTATCAACCCAATAAACTTTTTCAGTAACGTAATTTGAATAACTAGCTTGGTTACTTCAACAACTGCATCGAGCACAGGTTTAGGTAGTTGCCCAATACCTTGCACAAATTCAGCAATGCCGTTAGCAAGCGGCACAAGCTCCTCAATGAATCGAGACAACACTGGTAGCAACGTTCTGCCCAGCGACAACGCTAATAGCTCACCAGAAGACTGCAAAGTTTGCAGTTGTCCATTAAATGTTTTTAGGGATGCTTCAAAATCTTTTTGTACAGTACCTGCCGCTGCTGCACCACCTGCAGCAGCCTTAAGCTCTTCGTATTCCTTTTTATATTTCATCAGCGCCATCAATGCCAATTTGGCTTCTTTGTCGCCAAATATCTGCGATAACTTAAATGTATCTTTGCCCGTGACACGAATCAATTCTTTGATTGCAGCATCCATAGGGTTGACACCCTTTGCCACTGCATCCTTCAGAACTTTTTCAATGTCTACACCAAATTTTTTAAAGTTTTTGACGGTCTCCGGTGCCGTCATTTTCAATAACGCATCCGTCAGTCGTGTAGATGCCTCAGCAGCGCCGGGGGCATCTTTGCGAACCATCTGCATCATTGCCGCCAAGGCAACCGCGCCTTCTTTGCCTCGGATGCCTAGTGATGTTGCAGCAGATGCAATGGTAGGCATGAACTGAGCCATGTCTTTCAGTTCAAATGCACCCGCCTTGCCAGCAAATGCCAAGGCGTCAAATGTTTGTTTTAATTCATTTGGTCTAATCTTAAGTGCGCTTTGTAGCTGAAAACCAGTCTTAGTGACATCAGTCAATTCCGAGTTAGTTGCCACGGCAACCTTCCCAAGAGTCTCCATTGACGCCACTGCGTCATTTAGCTTCAAACCCTGCGCCACAAGGTCTTTGACACCTTCGGCTAACACCGTGGGCGCTAGGTTTGTTTTACTTGGGGCAGACAACTGCTTAAGGCTTTCTGCTAGCTTGGTGATTTCCTTTTCGCTAGCGCCTGCAGTTTTGCCAATCTCACTTAAAACAGATTCAAACTGTGATGTTGTACGTACTATTTGTTGAAGAGCAAAACCTGCACCAAGAGTAGAAACAAGGCTTGCGATACTAGCCGCTGCACCTTTGGACGCCTGCTCAAGACGGTTTAATTCTTTGACCGCGCCGCCGGTCCTTACCTGTACGTCTACAACCGAAACAGCCACGGCGATACCTCCCTATAGAGTCAGTCTACCGTTTTGACTTTGCCTTATCCATTGCTTCTTTTTCGCGCTTGCCTTTTATCTCGTAGAAGGCTGCAAAATGAACAAACTCAGCGTCCGTCAACTCGCTACGCAAACGACTAACTGTCATCCCGAGCTTAGTAGCCAGGAAGAACTCAAAGAACAACCAAGAGTCTTCCTCTAATCGTTTTTTGCTTCATCTATATTGCCGTCACCACCTAGCCCGAACAGGAACAGCTCTAAATCATTTAGCACACGTTCCGGCAGCTCTCGCTGCAGTTTGGCAGCATCAGCAGAGGCAAAGGCTTTAGTGCCATCTTCAAGCTCTGCCATTTGACATAGCATCTGCGTGCTGATATCCAATGCCTCTTCAGAACCAGCCAACGTGCTGGCACGCTTGCGGTCCGCTCGTGTGATGGGCTTGAAATAAAGAACCAGCACAGTTTCTCCAGCATCATTGGTGACGCTAAATTTACGGCGCTGGTTCAGATCAAAAGCGCCAGTGAGCAGGTCAACGGCGCGGGGTGTAGCAGCAGGCATCAGATACTGAGGGTAAGAGCACCGGATGTGACGAAGTTAACCGTCACAATTTCGATCTCTCCAACCGTAGCACTGTATTCAGAGCCTGTCACCACCAGCGTGCCGGTAATCTTCTTACCGCCAGTCTCGTCCAAATACAGCTCAAAAGCTGCATCGGCTTCGTCGGTGGCTTGGTTAACGTCCTTGATCAGATCTAGCTTGTCGCCAGAGCCAGGGGCGTCATACATCAGCTCAATGGTGCCCGAGCCACTGATTAGACCACCCACGTTGGCACGATAAGTGTCGCCATGGTCGGTTACATCCAGTGATTCCTTTTCGACGGTCATAGACCATGACCGCACTGCTGCGATCTCGGATAGACCGCCGCTACCGGCTTTGTCAAAGAAGACAGTGCCTTGTTGACCGCGATAAAAAGCCATGATCAGATGTCCAGAGAGATGGCGCCGTTGGTCACGAAGTTCAGGGTAATGACTTCGATTTCGCCCACGGTTGCAGAATACTCAGCCGAGGTAATGACACCATCAAAACTGATTTTTTTGGTGCCAGTGGTGTCAAGGAATAGCTCAAACAGAGCCAAGCCCTCATCGTTCGCCGTATTGACGTGTTCAATGAAGACGTTGGTTTCGTCCGCGCTAGAAGCGGTGTAAAGGATTTCGCAGGTGCCAGACCCACTAATCAAACCGCCTACGTTGGCACGATAGGTAGCGCCCAGGGCGGTGGTGTCCAGCGATTCCTTTTCAACGGTCAAAGACCAAGAGCGGGTGCTGGTAATAGCTGCGGCAGAAGAGCCAGCATCGTCAAACTTGACGCTGCCTTGCTGTCCCCGGTAAAAGGCCATGGTTAGAGATCCTCGAAGGTTTCAAAGGTCAATCTGACCTGTGTTTGGAAGTAACCCTCTGGAGCTGGCGATGCCACCACCTCGGGTCCAGTAGGCGGATCAAAATGAACGCCACTGACTACTTGCCTATTGTAAAGGTCACGGATTCGCTTACCTATTGTCAGATTTGCGCCAGGTCCAACACCCTTTGGCGTAAAGACATTCATCACGATGACACCGATGACGCTGTTACTGCTGCCAGTGGTGCCACCCATCGTCAGGAAGTTATTGTTGCCAAAGCTGACAAGGCATTGGACAAAGGAACTGTTAGGTGTTGGGGTTGAGGGTTGGTTGTGAAACACAACCGGGATCACTGGTGCCGATGCCAGCTCAGTAGCAAGCCTGCCCTCGATGGTTGAGCGGATGGTGTTGAGGTTGACGGATGCCATCAGTCTTGTCTCCCGATGCGCCTAGCTTGTTGCTGTGCCCATGCCGTCATTTCACGGGCTATCAGATCAGTCCAACCGGGTCCATTGGTTTGGATGCTGCTTCCACCTCCAGGGGTAGCCCACGTTTCTACATCGCGCTTAGGGTTATAGCGAGTTTCGGTTCTGCGTCCTGAACCCGGCGCCCCATATGCCAATTTTTCGGCATATGGCAGACTGTTATGAATGTGATATACACCTCCGGCTCGCTCTGTCGAATAATCAAGTCGCAAAGGAGGTTTCAACGCATTTGGGTTACCCTGCGGTCCAGCGTCAAAACCAGGGGTTCCCTGTTCACTGATCGCCCAGCTAGCGCGAAAGCGTCCGGTATCAACAGGGCTTTCTTGCTTTAGCCTGCTGTCTGTTTCAAACACAACCACCCGCAGCAACTGCTCATACTTCTCTTGGGAGTAACTGCCAATCTGCGATAGGTTGATGCGTCGTGCCACTATGCCCTCAGGATTAGCTCGTGCGTAATAGCCGTGTTGTCCTGTTCAATCGTAGTGACCCTAATAATCTGATGGCTCACGCTGCTGATCACTACACGGTCAGCCGTGCTAGGTGCTGCTGCTAGGTCTGCTGCAGCTACCGTCAGTTTCTTGTCGCTTGCTTGGATCAGGTCGTTCACCTCACGAGCGTTCACATCCTCAAGCACGCCACGCACTGCAGTGTCAGCAGTGGTTTCTGTGATGGCTCCAGTGGTTGTGTTGTAAGTTCCTAGGGTCACAACACGAATCGTTACCACACCACCAAACTTTGCCATCAACTTGCTGGCAACCTTGCGTAGCGGGCTGGCAAGAGTCATGCAAATACCTCGCTTGCAACAAGGCGACCGCGCCGAAAGTCAATGTCAACGTCGCTGCTGTGGTTTGCCATAAACAAAGACACTTCATCGTCTTCGTCCATTTCAATCATCCAGCTTGTTACCAGCTTGGCCTCTTCATTTGAACCGCCGGTATAAGCGCGACATTCGGTTGCATCAATGGCCACACCATTCAAGGCCAACTTGACACCAAGAATTTTGTTGTTACCGCTGGTAGTGCGGGCATCAATGCTGCCGTAAAAGCGCAACAGCTTAGTGCTAGGAATCGTGCTTTTCAAGCCAAATGCGTCAGTTGTACCAAGCACCAAGCCGTTGTCTGTTGTTGTGTCAAGTGTTGCAGTCAAACCCGTGCTAACATAGACACTTTGCGTCGTAATATTAACCGTACCAGTGGTCATCTTGCTGATTTGGCCACGCACCATTGTGTAGTTGCCTACATCATCCAGTCTTCTACTAAACGGATTAAATTTGTATGCCATGGTTTAGCTCTTGGTAACCGTCAAAAGATTGTTGTTGGCATCATATGTCATGGTCAATATCGCAACGGTTCGACCACTTGCGCCGCCGCGCTTGAATGTTGATGTCAGCATATTATTGCTGCCATCGTAGGTATTGGCAATGTAGTCATGCGTTGGTATCTCAAGCCCATCGCGGCTTGTTGCGTCACCACCACCAAGGAAGACGGAAGTCATAATCAAAGCCTATATGCAACAACAGTGCCACTGGTCAGAGTGATGCTGGTAAAGACGCCTTCAATTTCAGTGCTTGCCTTAAATGGAATCGCGCTCAATGTGTTGCCGGTCCAGTCCATAGCTGTCAGGCTAGCAATCACCGAATCCTCAAGCGCCACAATCTTGCCAAAGCGCCCGGCATGTGCTGCCGTGTCATCAATAAACTCAGCACTGGGATACGGGTAACCCATGATCAGCTCCGGCGAATCGAAAAGTTGCCTGGTCCACTAATTCTAAGCCCCGTCAAATACCGCTCCATAATTGGCGGCACTTTGTCAGCGCCCACCGCTCCATAGCCTAAATTCGGCGTCACGTCAATGCTGCCAATTTTGACGTTCTTATAATCTTCCAAGCCGCTTAAGCCAATGCCATCTGGGTTGTTATTCAGGTAGACCGCCAATACAACCTGCGCCCTTTTTATCTGATCCGGGATTTCAGTGTCGGTAAAATAATCCGTAGAGATCCGAAACGGGAAGCCGACTGTGTAGGTGTTGATATATGTGTCTGGCTTGCGCACACCAGTACGCGGCCATTGCAGCGCCTGCGTATCAGTAGCACGGGCTCCTAAATATCGCTCACGGTCTAACCGTTGTGTTGCGGTATAAAGGGCACGATTTTTTTGATCAGTGGTAGCTGATGCCCATGCGGTTACATCAGCATCCTCTACAAGACCATCAATGATCGTCTGGGCGTCCGCCAGAGTCAGATAAGAGTTGGCGCTTGCCGACCCGACGGTTGCGACGATTACTACTGCCATCGTTGGGTGGCTCCTTTGGTTCTAGTGTAGGCGCAGGCTCTGCAATAGAAAGAGAGGCTGCTTCCGTAGAAGCAACCTCACGATCACGCAGTCGCCGGAAAGCGAACAGCCCCATCAGGCGTTAGCGCCCTTGATTACAGCAAAGCTAAGCACGATGGCTTGGCTAAGCGAACCACCAGACACGTTACGCACCGTGACCGCAAAGGATCCCGCTGCAATAGCGTTGGCTTCGATGGTATAGGCACCGGCAGTGCCCGCCGATGAGTGGTTAACGATCACAACGTCATTAGCAGCAACAGTGCTGTTGGTGACGGTGAAGCTAACGTTGGTGGCATCAGCGAGTGATGCGTTGTGCATGGTGATCGCCCCACAAACTTTGTTGAGGGTGACACCAGTGGACTTGCTGGTGGCTTGGGTAACCGCACCACCAGTGCCGCTGACGTAGCCAATGGCACTGCCAGCAGTTACTTCAAAGAGGGAAGCCATAATTAGTTACCTCAATCAAAGTTAGAAGTGTTGGTCGCACGCAGAACGCCAATGTTCTTGGTTTCGTACACCTTCGACCAGTTGCCGATGGTCTCCAGTTGAGCACGGGTCGGGTTGACAGTGCTCACGCCCCACTTGGCACCAACGGGGTGGTAGCAGTAGTGGAGGTCGATCGACATGGCATCGCTCTTGGCGAGGATGTCACGGTCAGTTTCCGTCTGAAGAGCCAGCTGCTCACCGCTGGCGACAGCGCCGTTGGTGAAGAAGTAAGTGGCATATTCAGTGGAACTGCCACTGCCTGCGGTCTGCACATCGTCAGAGACGATGACACGCAAGCCCATGTACGTTGGCACGCTGGGGTCACCGCCGTAAGCGCCAACAAGGGAGCCACCGGATTGAGTGCTGGTAGTGCCACGAGCTTCAAGAGTGGACACGTAGTCGATCGCCTTGCGCTCAACGAGGTCGTAATAGACCTTGCTGTGCATACAAATGGCGGTCAGCTTGTCACCTTGATCGCCCAGCAGGCTGCGGGCTTCAGCAACGTGCCGAGGGGACAGCACGGTAGGGGTGTCAGCGGTCAGACCATCAATCGTCAGATCGACGAAGGATGCGCTGTCGTTGCTGCCCAGGCTGCCAAACACACCAGCCAAGCAGGACAGGAGGTCCTTCTGGCGCTGGTTAGCAATGTAGTCAGCAATCTTGGCGCCGATAGCAGCCATGGGGTCGGAACCTGCGGCAAGTGCAGCGAGGTCACGGCTTTCGAAGGCACGCCCACGGTGCAGGATTACGCCAACTTGCTTGTCAGCAGTGATTTTGCCAGGGGTCAGCGAGGTGCTGTCAGACAGCACTTCAAAGTCACCAGTCAGGTTTGCCTTAAAGAAAGGCACGTTAATGAAGTCACCACCCTCGGTTGCGTTCAGCTCAGCCATCGGCTGCACCACACCGGATGCCAGGAAGGCATCGCGCTGGGTGGTCTGCTCAATGACGTAAGGCGTAAAAATCTCGGGGATGATGATGTCAGAGCGAAGAGTCGCCATGAAGAATCACCAGGGTTGAGTTGGAAGGATGGGCACAGCCCTACATCACCAGCACAGCCGGTTTGTAACAGCTTAGCGGTTAGCTTGAGCCTTCATCCGATCATACAGATCACGATCTGTTCGATACAGTCGTGCCTGTTCAGTCAGATTGAAGCTGTCGCGGTTAAACGGATTGACCATCCCAGCAGGGACGGCACCGCCAACATTGCCGCCCGATGGCGCACCACTGCCCTGCGGCTTGGGTTGCTTCTGCATCCATGCTGGCAAAGTCTTTGCCCACTCGGCAACAGGCACACGTTTGTACCCATCAACTACAACCACGCTGCCGTCAGCCTCGCGTTCGATAGCTTCAGGCTTCAGCTTAGTCTTGAGCACCATGTCTGGGTCATGGACAATTTCAGCTAGTGCCGTGACAGCAGGCGTCACCAGCTCCAGTTCTCGCACGCGGGCTTCAAGCTGGCTGATGCGCTGGTCCTTTTCTGCCGTCGCCTCACGGAACTGCTGCTCCAGAGCTTGTCTTGCTTCTGAATACTTGCCTTGTGATTCGAGTTGCTGTTGCTCGTAGTTGCGTTTAAATTCCAGCAGCTCGTCAACATTGACTCCATCAGGCACAGCCTTTGCTTGGGCGATGGCTTTTTTGTACTCGTCCAACAGTTCTGAGTTCTTGCGCCGCATGGCGTCAAGCTCAGCTTGCATGTTGGCTACTTCTGCATTTTGCTCCACAGGAGCTTGTGCTTCATCAGACATGGACTAGCCACAGGCTTAGTTACGCTGCGATCGTACAGCTTCTGACACAAAAGTGTCAAAACGAGAATTCAATACGCCAATCCGGGAACCCTGGAACCCGTTAATCAAACAGATGCTTGATGCTATTGATCGGCATGAGGATCTGTTGCGACGGACGGGTTGCGGGTGGCACGCTGCCAAAGCCCAGGACTTACGCCGTTACGTCGCAGAACTTAAAGATTGGATCCACTGCGAGGAGGCTACCACTTTGTCTTGTCAGCCCAATACGCAGGAGACATCTTGCCTTTAGCAATGTTGGCAGCATGACGTGCCTTAAAGCTGGCACGCCTTGCTGTTGCTGCTTTTGATTCACCTTGTCGCGGCGGGCTGCCACTAACGCCCTGCTGCCCAAACCGTATCAACTTGACCGTCTCGCCGTCTTTTGCAAGTACGGCATGGGACTTGGTTGGGTGGCTTGGCGTGCGCTTCGGCTTGTTATAGCCGTCAAATTGCTCGCCGCGATAGGTGATCATCGACGGGGTGCTGCCTTTAGCTCCGAACGTTTTTTGATGACTGCGTTGCCAGTTGATTCAGATTTGATCCGAACGATTGGATCGTCCTGACTGCCAACACGAGTGACACTGCCACCAGTGCGTGTAGCAATAGTGGCGCGTTCGCCGCCAATGCTGGTGATCACGCCAAAGGTGCGCGTGCCTTGGTAGTTCCAGCTAACCCGGTCGCCGCGTTTCATTTCTTCTTGCCGCCTTTCTTGGGCATGGGTTTTTGAGGCTTGGCTGGTCCGGTGTACTTAGGCATCACTTTTTACCTTTGGGTTTACGGGCTTTGCCGGCTTTGGACAGGGCGATGGCGACGGCTTGCTTTTGCGGCTTGCCGGCCTTCATCTCAGCTTTTATGTTAACCGAGATGGTCTTCTGTGAGCTACCTTTCTTTAACGGCACCGTACCGAGCCCGCAACTGATCTAAGGTTAGCTCTGACCCGTCGTCGCGGACCAGCTTGGCGATTGCAGCTTCTGGTCCATATTTGTTGGATAGTTTGTTGAAGTAAGCAACTTTGCTAGCGCCTAAGGCTTTTGCCTTGGTTGCAAGATCCTGCTCAGATAACCACTTGCCGTAGCTGGTGTTAGCTGGAACCTGACCGCCTTGTGCAGCACGGCGTCCTGGCGGTGGTGGGTCAAAGCCAAGCTCCTTGTAGTCAATGACCGGCACGGTGGTGCTACGGCAGTTGAAGTGCTGCGGCGGCGTTGGTCCTTTGCCATACTCAAATACCTTGCCGTCTAACGCCCGGCAGATGGCACTTGTCCTGGTGTCAAGCGTGGCAACGTAGCGGTACTTTTTCGTGATGTCTTGGTTCGCCTCATACACCTGCTGGCTAGCGGTATTTGCTACCTGATTGATGCTGGTGCGAACTAGCGCGACGATTTGATTGTCGGCTATAGCTGTTGCCTGACCGCCTGCTGCCGCAATTTCCCTGACGGTCTTGGCGCGTTCACCAAACTGCAAACTGCCGATCAACCGTTTGGCAATGGCTGGCGTCGGTTCACCTGTCAGCAAGCCTTGCCGGACAACTTGGCTGAACCGCTCAGCCTGGTCCACCGCAATGCCACGAAATGCCTTGCTAACAACCTCGCCGTTGGGCAGCGTGATGGTGGCACCTTGAGCAGCCGTGAGGCTGAATGTCTGTGGTGCGCCCTGTACTGCGGCAAAGAGATCATCGCTAAGTGCCACCACATTGAGCTGCGTGGGGTCAGTCGTCACAACACTCTGCGCAAACTGCGGGCTGATTTCTACCGTGTTGACGATGTTGCGTGCGCCTGCGGGTAACGCCTTACGCAACTCTTCCGATACAAACTCCGATTGCAACTGGGCTATACCCTGCAGCTCTAGCGCCGTCAGCTCTGTCGAATCTCCAGCCCAAGTGCCCAGACTATCCTTTAGTTGCGCCAAAATGCCACGCAGCCTTGCAGCCTTGACAGGTGCAGCAAGCTCATCAATCGTTCGTAACTGATTGACTGCATCAATAATGATGTCGTTATAAGCATTGATCACACGCCGAGCAACACTATTGCTGAAGCGATTCAGGTCAATCGCATTGCGAAACAACGCCTCAGGTGTGCTCATGGCTCAATGCCAAGCTGACTGGGCTTGTACTGCGACCGGATACTAACGTTTGCGCCACGCGTCAAGGCGCCGGTGATTGTAGAAGCAAAGGCGTCGTAACCATCTTGCCCATCTTCCAAAATCACCATTTCATCTACTTCAGCAGGTTTGCCGTCTTTGTAATACGTCATCCGTACAACTGCCAAAATCTCTTCCGGCAGTTTGCCCATCGTGTAATCAAGCTCCTGCTTCCTCGGCGGTATCTGCATCTTCTGGGTCTTCGCTTCCAGCATTATCGCCCAGTCCACCAACCAATCGATCAGCCTGTTCAGCAGATTGTAAATCCAGCCCGCCATTAGAAGTTGCCTCCAGTTCCTCGTCCACATCAAAATTATCGCCAAGGACATCGCCCTCGGCTAGCTCACGCAGGAGGGTTTCTTGGCTGATGGTGCCAGCGGTGTAAAGCGATAGCAGAGCTTGGATGTCTTGCGGTTCAAGGCGTGCGCCAAGGAAGTCACGGTTGACGTAAGAGCTGCCGGCAGCGGTGGCGTTGCCGATGAACTGCGCATGAAACTGCAGGCAGTTATCAATGAGGTCCTGCACGTTCTGTGCAATCACCATCATGGTGCTGTCACCCTGGCTACGGTCTAACCGCTTCGCTTCTGCAGTTTCGGCGCTGAGCTTCTGCCCCAAAACTGCTGATAGCCCTAGCTCGTTGATCTGCCCTGCCAGTTGCTCTAAGCGGCGGAACTGTGCTTCAAAGCTCTTGCCCTGCGGTTCGATGTACTCTGCACGACCATCAGCAGGAAATGCAATCGCCTCACCAGGACCGGCGCTTACTTCCTCTGCAGCAGACGGGAAGCCATAAAACGCCAGCATCGGCACGGCGCTGATATGCA